CTTTTTTATTGCACCGCCTGGATCAATTTGTGCACTCGAAGACCACGTAAGTTCAGGGGATTAGAGAAAAGTCTTATACTTGCTTAACAATTACAGGACTCGTCGCCGTAAAACGCGTCCCTTCTTTTGAGCAATGTAAGGGTGCTTTATGATCACTATGGCGGCATATCTTTAGAGCTTACTGAAAATCGCCCAAGAGCAAGTGTTTTTTCAGCAGGTTGCACGGCCGACGATGCTTTATTACCGTTCTGTGCCGATTTTTTCATATACTTTTCTGCCCCATCCATGCCCCATTTATCACATCGCCGGATTATCATCGAACTCGCCGGTGCGCGCGGCGATCACCCCTTTGAAAACCAAGCGGCCGTCTTATCAAATTCCCGTTCCTATACAACCCGCAGCGCGGATTACATATTCGCGATAATCGCGTCGCCAAAATCTGAACATTTCAGCAGTTTAGCGCCATCCATCAGACGTTCGAAATCGTAGGTCACGGTTTTGGCAGCGATGGCGCCTTCCATACCTTTAACGATCAGGTCTGCGGCTTCGAACCACTCCATATGACGCAGCAGTAGTTATTTGGATTATGAATAAGCCATTGATAAAAATGGAGACTACGCGCATTTTTTGATTGAGTTAGTGGATTTGCACCGATTTCTAACCCTATGATTATTAAACATTGCGTTTAAGTTTTGATAACCGCTTTTTGCACTACGTTGTGTCCACATCTACGCGTTATGCTCGAACAACGAGGAATTTTGAATTAGTCCTGTTTATCATTGAAAACAGCAATTACTGCATTTTTTCGCCATTATCCATGATTTAAAAACTCTGCAAGATCAGCAAGTTAAATTGCACATAAAGTTTCAATGGCAAATTTTATTTCCAAATTTTACTATGTCTTTAGTATGGTTGATTAGTTTTATACTTAACTGATGGTAGGGTATTATGGAGAAGTTAATTATTAAAGCGTCCTGCCCAAATTGTGCTGGCTTACGTAATTGTACAGTTCATGGTGAATTAAGGACTCATTGGGATGACCCAGAGTTTCAGATTTACGGTTCCTTACAGCATCATCTTCTGCAATGCAATGGTTGTGAAACTGTTTTCTATCAAATTAATGAGAATTTTAGCGAACATACAACCCATAAGTACATTAATGGTGAATGGGTCGATGTTCCTATAGATATGGTCACGACCTACCCACCGGTGGAATCATCCAAAATTCCAATTTGGATATCCAAGCTAGAATCAGTAGACGGGCAATTATTCCAAATATTTAATGAAATTTATTTTTCATACAGTGCTGACAATTTTACATTGGCATCTATTGGGTTGCGTACAATTTTTGACAGGACAACTGAAATTCTGCAAATCCACCCGGGCCTACGGCTCAACGAGAAGGTTGAGAAATTAAAGAGTGAGGGTTTTATAGGAGATACGGAATCTAAGGTTCTCTCATCCGTAATTGATGCAGGAAGCGCCGCCGCACATCGCAGCTGGAGCCCAAAAAAGGTAGAATTTGAACAACTTCTCGAAGTTATTGAAAGTTTCGTGCAGCGAACGGTGTTGGGTAAAAAATCGCTTGCTCACATAACCGAAAAAATTCCTGAGCGGGTTAGAAGACCCAAAAAAACAGAGGACTAACATGGGGTGTAAGGGGTCGGAGGTTCAAATCCTCTCGTGCCGACCAAAATTCCCCAATTAAACCAGTCTCTTACGGCTGGTTTTTTATGCCTGAAATTTGCCTAAGGTAAAACCAAGGTAAAATGAAGGTAAAACCCCTGTCCTGATTCACCTCATTTCAGCAGCGATTTCACCTGCTAAAACACCCTCGGAACGTCCTTCAGTCGGGTGGTCCAGCGGGGCGACAGCATCTCCCGTTTCATCTGCCATTTCTTCTCGATCCCCTGCCCCGCGAAAAACAGCGTACCCCGACCATTCCGCTGATTGACTGAGTCCAGTATATCCATCAGCGCCGTGGCGTTGGCCCGCGGAGCATTGTCGTCAAAGAGGTTTAGCTGCGCCACGCCTTGGCTGAAAAAGTCGCCCAGAAGGATCCCGCCTTTCTGGTACCGGTGACCATCTTTCCAGACCGCATCGAGGCAGCGTACAGCAGCGGCCACAATATCGCGTGTGTCCTGCGTTGGGGTTAACAGCTTTGTTCCGGCATGCTTGCCGTAATAGGGTTCATCTAGCGCAAAAGGCGAGGTTTTAACGAAGGCCGAAACATAACGGCAGAACTGATGCTCGCCGCGCAGCTTCTCCGCCGCACGCGTGGCGTAACTCACTATGGCCTGGCGCATTTCCGTATAGTCGGTGACGCGCTGCCCAAAAGACCGGCTGCAGCAGATCTCCTGCTTCGCTGGCTGAAACTCGTCGAACGCCAGGCAACATTCCCCGCGCAGCTCGCGCACCGTTCTCTCTATCACCACGCTGAAGTGTTTGCGGATGAAGCGTATATCGGCATCTGCCAGCTGAAGAGCCGTCTTAATCCCCATGGCTGCCAGCTTCTTACTGATACGCGAGCCTATTCCCCAAACCTCATTACAGGGCAGCAGTGCCATTAGCTTCCGCTGGCGGGTAACGTTTGATAAATCCACCACGCCGCCAGTTGCCTTCCATGTCTTCGCGGCGTGGTTCGCCAGCTTGGCCAGCGTCTTTGTAGGGGCAATTCCAACGCCCACATGTAACAACGTGCGCTGGTAAACCGTCCGCTTAATCTCACGCCCGAAGTCCGTCAGATCGCGAGAGTTGCGCACGCCGGTCAGATCGCAGAAAGCCTCGTCGATACTGTAAACAAATACCCTGGGGCACATCTCCTCGAGCGTCGACATAAGCCGGTGGCTCATATCCCCGTACAATTCATAATTCGAACTGAAGCAGACAACGCCGTGGTGCCGGAAAAGATCGGTATTCTTGAAAATGGGATCACCGGTTTTGATGCCCAGCTTTTTGGCAAGCGCTGACCGGGCGATCACGCAGCCGTCATTGTTCGACGCTACAACAACAGGCACGAGGTCCAGCTCAGGCCGGAACGCCTGTTCGCACGACGCATAAAATGAGTTGGCATCGACGAGGGCGAACATCTTACATCACCGGGTGATCGTCGAATGCCGCGGGGCGAATGATGTGGGTAACCACGCCAAGCATTTCCACGTCATCCAGGGCGTCGCCCTCAATCGCCTCTCCCTCTTCCGTGATCAACGCAGAGCCGCATAACCGCGCGATCTGCCGGCGGCCCATAAACGCTATCAGCAACATAGAGCCAGCGTCGGCTTCGGAACGTTGCTCCACAGCCAGAACGTCCGAGCCGATTTCTATGTACTGCGCCGCCGGATTCAGGCCGCTGATGGAAAAAAGAGGATGTGTCATAGTAGCCTCGCTTAATTACTGTTTAAATATACAGTATTCATAAGCGAGAGCGTTATCAAGGCGAAGCGGCAAGAAGATTTGTCAACGGCCTGAACTGCCGGGAATTTTTCTTAAGTTAAACTGCTATTGGTCTAAAATTAATACAGCCCCGTAGCCTGCACCAGACAGGCGCGGAATTTAACTGCCCCGTCGCCGGGGCTTTTTTACGACCCCTGCGGGTTCAACGTTTTAATTTTAGCCTCAAGCTCACTGACGCGCCGCAGCAGTTGTTGCACGACAGGTACCAGGTATGCCGCCCCGACTTCACCCGGGTCGAGTATCTTTCCGTCTTCATACGTTACAGTGCTGCCATCGTCGGGATTGTAGACACTCAGAGCCGAGGTGGAGATGATTTCCGGATCAAGGGATTCAATATTTTGCGCGCTGTACCCGACCTTGACCTGCTCCGGTGTCCATTTTAATGCGTAGCGGATGGGTCTGACGCCAGTTATAAAGGCAACCGCTTCCTCCTCCGTTATTTCGCGGATGATGTTTTTAACACGTTCGTCTGATACTGATGGCGTGATGTCGCCGTTAGCAGTAGAAATCACGCTGCCGTTTACCCTGAAAAACCAGCGCGCGCCGAATGAACCGCCGTCAGTGACGCAAACGGCAGGCCCCGCCTGCGCCGCAGTTCCTGACCCGCCGCCATACATGCCGAAGGAGCTGTACAGCGACCAGTTATTCGTTTTAAGGCCTGACAGCAGTGTCTTGGTCACGACGTCATAATTCGCTGGCGACAGAGACTCGGCAAAAATACCACGACTTCCGTCGCCGGGAATGGATGTAATCGACGTCACCGGAATCTGTAACCCGCTGATTTGACTGATGTCGGAATTGCGACCAGATGCTGCTGCGCCAATTTTCTGGCGCACGCCGGATTCGGTGGTTGCACCCGTTCCACCCTGCGAAACAGCCAGAGGAGTGGTCAGGCCGGTAATACTGGTGATATCTGTGTTCGTGCCCGAGGAAGCAGCTGATAAAGACGCGCGCGCTTCGGCTTTAGTTTTTCCCCCGGTACCGCCCTGTTCAATGCTGAGCGCTGTTGTCATCCCGCTGAGAGAGGTGATATCGCTGTTAGCCCCTTTTTTCGCCAGTGATTTCTGTCCCGGAACGGTAACCGGTTCGCCGTTGATGGTGATTGTCACGTCGCCGGTACCTTTCATAACGTCAGCAAAGCCGCTCATGTAGCTCTGGTACATGGTGAAGGTCTCCGCAATATCCTGCGCCAGACCGTCAACCGAAAGACTGTCACTCAGCAGAATGGCGAACTTCGTGCCGGCGGGCACCGCCGGGCTGGCCGCCGGCGTCACCGTGAGGCTGGTCGCGCTGTTGATGGCGGTGATCTGGAATGCCTGCGCCGGGCTGGTCAGTGCCAGCACCGTGCAGCCGTTACGGATAAGGGAGCCTGCTGCGGTGAAATTCGTGCCGGTGCCGGTCAGGGTATTGCCGCTGATCTGGATGGAGCCAGTTGTGTAAATCATGTTTTCTCCGGGCATGGCGCCAGATTAAGGCGCGTATATGAACGATCGATAAAGTCGATCAATCAGGAAATATTGATCTGTTTAATCTATTTAGCGCCTGACCAGGCGGCCAATAGAATGGATTCACATCCATACTGTTAAGGGAATAAAGATGAAAATGATTAACGGGGCGGCGGTTGTGCTGGTTTCGTTAATGGCATCAGGCTGCGCCAGCAACACGCCGCCGCTGTGCTATAACGGGGCGGTGGTGATGAAAAACCGGGTGGCGGTACCGGTATTCGGCATAAGAAAACCGGTCAGCACCACCGAATATCTCTCCGGCGGCAGCTTCGGTTATCAGTGGGTTGAGCGGAGTGCTTTTACGGATACATCGTCCTGCGACAGACTGCCGCTGACGGAGTGATAATATCAGGCCAGGCCAAGGGCATATCTGTAGTACTGGTCATAGAACTGCGTTTCGATATACCCCACCCCGCCACATGCCCACCCCCGCATTCGCCTGCCCTCGTCGGGACTGCTGATAAAGGTGCTCTGGAAAACTTTTCCCACCTGCACCTTATACCGGGTCCCGTCATTTCCCGCTGATGCACACATGAAATTGCTGTACCCCGTCGGATAAGCCGGGTCCTGCGGCACGAAGATATGTGCCGTGACGCTGGACGATACCGCCAGCGGCGTGTCGCTGGTGATATCCCCGTTCGTCAGCGGGTTAACCTGGAGGGGAAGGCAGTTGCTGTGCCAGACCATCTGCCCGTCGCGGTAGAGATAGAACCCGTAATCAGGTATGTTCGCGAGAATATTCGAAAACACATACACCCGGCATCCGGTCTGATTGCTGCCGTCCGTGGGAAACTGCAGGGCATGATACCCGTTGGCTGTGGCGGGCTTCCACCAGCTGATGTCCATCGCCGCCCCGGTATGCCGGTGAAAGCACATGACCGGATTGCCCGCCGGAACCTGTGTCTGCACAGTGCGCGCGCCGGCAGGCACATCGATGATTTCCCGCAGGCACAACGGGACATAATTGGGCGCCAGTTTGACCGTCCTTACCCCGTTCAGGTACTGGAAGAGCTGAAAGCCAAAATAGTCACTCTGCGTACCCGCCACCGGGCTACCATATACGATCAGGGTAACGGCGTTATTGACGTTCCACGAAATCGTTAATCCGCTGACACTGACGCTGTAGGTCGCACCGGTTAACTGCCCTCCCATAAAGTCATTCACAATGGCATACGTCAGTTCCACCCCGGGCAGGGAGTAGGTTTTACTCCCGGTGCCGGTGATGGTGATGACATCCAGAACATAGCTGGCCGCCATGACATTGATGGCCTCAAATCTGGTGCCTGCAATAAACATCTGCATTATAAGCGTTGCCCCATAACAGCTGCCGGTCGGTTTTGCGCATCGTAGGAGATGATGCGGTTATTCGTTATCTGCATCCTTCCCTGGCCCGATACCGCGCCGTTGACCTCAAACGTCCCGTCCGCCTTCATGATGGTTCCCGTCTGCCCGGGCACATAATTGGCGGAATAAAATGAGCCCACCCGTGCGAGGGTGATTGACGCGTAATTGATAAAGGCTTCGTTGATGAATGTCTGCCCGTTCTGCACAACGAACGGCAGGCTCACCGTCCCGCCTGCCTGTGTCATCACAGCAAAACGATCCGCCAGAAAGAGCACCTGCGACTGCATGCCAGAAGGAGAGTTCTGTACACCGATACCCATGCCCGCAGCATACTGACGGCCATTGGCATCGACGCCCACCTTGATGCTGTACATCGCATTCAGGTTATTGTTGATGTCGGCCGAAACCTGAGCATTCTGGACTATCGCCGCCTGCTGACCGTTTACCGTCACTGAAAGGGAGTTGATTCTGGTCGCGGAGACCTGCGAAAAATCCGCCATCGTTTTGGAAAAGTCAGTGGCATTTGCCGTGCCGCCGCCCGCGCTGGCATCCAGCGTCCTGAGCGACTCGGCAACGGCCTGGCTGGCGTCCGCCATCACAGTATCAACGCGCTGAATACTGGCGGCGTTAGCGCCGTACTGCACGCTCATTCGGTTGGACTGACTGACCTGCGCCAGCGTAGTGGTGATCAGCGCAATGGAGTTGCTCTGTATTCCCCCTCTGATATCGCTGCCATCTATGCCTGCGATCTCTGCCGATATCTCCTCAAAGCGCGAGGCGGTGGAGGAGTCCAGATCCGTTACGGTCTGTGTCAGCACGGTGACATTTGCCGCGTTTTTCTCCGTCTTCGCGGTCAGCTCGTCTACCGCTGAAGCGCGGGCCTCGCTCTCGTTTGACAGCGCCTGGCGCACTTCGGTGATGCCGGCGGCGTTCTGGTCCGTCTTCGCCTCCAGGCGGATCACATCGGTAACGCGCGCCCCGGTCTCGGTGGCGATCACCTCCCGCAGCTGCTCGAATTTCGCGGAGTTAGCGCCCTGCTGGGCTGACTGGCGCACCACCACGTCGGCGATCGCCAGAGCATTGCCGATGATAGCTTCTGCCGTCTGGCGGTTTGCGCCTGCCGCCGCAGCCAGGCCGTCGGCGTTCTGTTTGACTGCCTCAGCCAGATCAGCGACCGCCTGGCTGCCCTCCACGGCGTTCTCGATGAGGTCTTTAAACAGGTCGGTACCCTTGATCTGCTCGAGCACGGCCTCTGTAATATCGGTCACATCGGAGCTGGACTGACCGCGGATCCAGTCTGTGTAACCGGATTCGTTACCGGTCCGGTCCACCAGCTGCGCGCGGTACCAGAAAATCTGCCCGGCCTTGAGCCCCATCTGCTGATACTTACGCAGCGGGTAAGGCACGTCGGCCAGCAGCATGGCATCGTCGTCGGTTCCGGTCAGGCTGTACTGGATCTCCGTTTTCAGCGTGTCGTCCGTGTTTGCCGGGAAGCCCCAGTTCAGCTCGATACCAAACACAACAGTTTCCGAGGCGGTGAAGCCTACCGGTTTCGGCGGATTACCCACTTTCCCGGTGAGCGTGACCTCAGCTGATGTCGCCCATATGGACGAGACATCGCTGGCGTTTACTGCCCGCACCCGCACCAGATAACGCCCGGCGTAGATACCCGGCACCTCAAACCCCAGTGAGGACGTGCGGGGTACACTCACCCAGTTGCCGCTGTCGCGGCGCCACTCGGCTTCGTAGGCGATTGCCCCTTTAACAGAATCCCAGGCCACACGCATGGTGGTGATGGCAATGTTCTGGCTGACCGTCGAATAGCTGTCGATGACGATATTTTCCGGCGGTGCCTGCACGCCGGGCGGAATGACACTGACCGGCCTTTCATCGAGCCGGGCGCCAGTATCGACTGCGGCGTAAATATCCGGGCTGTACGTCGCGCCGGTCACCTCGAAAGTGCCGTCATCGTTGTCACGGGTGCCGGTAACGCGAAAGAGTGCGATAAACAGATCGTCCGCATCCACGCCCCAGCAGCACTCCGCTTCAGGCGCTTCACTGTAGGCCGTGGTGACGGTGACGATATTCCCGTTAACCGCCTGCACGGTCCGGGCCTGCGCCGCACCTGACGGCAGATTGAGGAAGAGACGGTTGCCGGCTTTGACATCTGCGGCACGGTCAAGCGTGATATTACGACCGCTGACCGCGCTTACCCTGCCGCCAATCACCCTGCCGGCCAGCTCGTTCGCGGCCACGCCGATCACCTCACCGACAGGGGGAACATCCATACCCGTGCTGAAGGTCACCACCTCACCGATGCCGTTGGTGAGCAGCGCCCAGCGCCCGCGCCGGTTAGCCTCTGACTGCCGGGTGCAGCCTATGGCCGTCATTTCGAGCTGGCTGTAATCGAAGCGCATCGCCAGATCGTTGTCATAAACGACTTCGGGTGTGTCTTTGTAGTGATTCGCCGGATCGGACCAGTTGACCAGCGCGGCAGTGTTGCGCGTGGTTTCGCTCGGATCGGCAAAGGTAAACTTACCGTCGACCACACTGGCGTGGTTATAGATGTGCCAGAGATCGCGGGGCATATCGGCCAGCACATAAAGCTTGTTGTCACCCCAGTAAGTCATGCCGCGGAAGATGCCCGCCAGGTCGCGCAGCACCGTCCAGGCGTCATTGCGCTCCTGAATGTAGACGTTGCAGCGAAAGCGCGGCTCCGTGCCGCTGCCACCTTTGCCATCCGGTACCGGCTGATCGCAGTACTGCGCGATGCGGTACAGCTCCCATTTATCAATCTGGGTCGCATCAATCCTCTGACCAAGCCCGAAGCGCTCATTCAGCACGATGTCGTAATAAATCCACGCCGGGTTATCGGTCCATGCCCATTTAAACCCGCCTTCCCAGGTGCCGGAATAGGAGCGCGTTTCCGGATCGTAGGTATCAGGCACGCGAATAATGCGCCCCTTCGGATTGCACACCACCTGCGGGATGCCGTTCGGGAACTGTTTCGCGTCAAATTCTACGTAGAGCAGCGCCGTGTTGGGATAACGCAGCTTCGCATCGATAATTTCGGTGACCGCCTCGACGCGCATGCTGTCCACAATGTTCACCGTCGTTGAATCCGGCGTTATCCGGCGCACGCGCAGCTGCCAGCCGGTTGTGGCTTTTGGCAGGTCGATACGGTGACTGCGCTCATAAAGGGTGGTGGTCTTGTCATCGACAGCACCCTTAACCACGGGCGTGTATGCACCACCGTCGACCGACAGCTCGATCGCATACTCAACGCGCGTACCCACCTTATCGCCGTTATCTTTCTGGTTCAGCAGCGAGGGCCAGCCCAGGCGGATGCGCAGGGCGGAAAGCTGGGTATTGGAGACAGAGCGCACATACGGCACGGCAGCTTTGAGTTCGTAGGCGACCTGCAGCTCATTCTCAACGCCCGGAAAGCCCTGAATATAGCTCTGGTCCTGAGTGCCGGAGCGGAACTCATATTTGACGTTGTTGAAGTTGTAACTGCCGTCGGCATTCTGCAGCGGGGTATACGATGACGCATCACCAAGATAAATGCTGCGCCCGTCCAGGCCGCCGGCGAATTCACCTTCGCCGAGCGCGACGAGGATCTTCGCCCTGGCTATCGACTGAATACTGTCCGGGGCTTCCACCGGGGTGCGGGTCTTGGTTCCACCGCCCTTGCGCCCTTTAATCGCTGTGTTCGTCATATCGCGCCCATAAAAAAACCGCCCGCAGGCGGCCTGAAGTAATTACGTACCAGCTTACTGCTGATCTTCCGCGTAAATGCCGGCTGAAATGATGGCACCCCCGATCTCCCGCTGGCCGTAGAGCAGAGGGACGGGGTTGCCGCTGGCGGTGGTATTGACCGGGCCGCCGAACGCATAGCTTGGCTTGTTGTCCGGATCCTGACGCATCCTCATCCCCGCCACCTGCGGCGACAGCAGCTGCACCACGCCACCCAGCGCCATCGATGCGCCAACCAGTGCAACATTCAGCGCGACCCCTTTACCAATAAGCCCTGCCCCGGCAGGGCCAAGGGCGATACCCCCGGCAATCAGGGCAGCCCCGAGCACCGCCTGGAAGATGCCGGCACGCTTGCTGCCGCGGATCACCGGAATAATGCGCAGCTCATCGCCGGGGCCGAGAAGCGAAAACTCTTCCTGACCGATGTTGCGGCGATCGCGGAAGATGACGAAATCTAGCCCCCTGGCACGCGCCTCGCGGAGATAATCCTCAAAGCCGTCCACCGTGCTGGACAACGCCCTGAAAACCTCGCTGGCAGAGGACAGCGCCCGGCGGTGCGTGCGCCCGAAACGCTGCGCCATTGACCCGCTCAGCTTGATAACGGTTCGTTTCTCCATTACATCAGATCCTTGTACCGTAAAACTTTGATGGTCCGGTCACGGTAATAGCCGCCATACGGGATGCGCTGGC